TTACACTTTTAACACAACCTCTGAATATCCAAGCAGCAGAAGTTGAATCTGTATCGTTATTTGCTATTAAATGTATCGTAAAAGTAGCTGAAGAATCTGGAGGCAAAATAAAAGTATCGTTTCTTACATACGTAGAATAAAGATATCCTCCGGTTTTTGCTGCATTCAAGTATTTTGTTGTTGCATCTGTAGATTCATATTGCACAACCATTGAAACCTTTTGCGCATCACCAGCGCTACTAAAATAGTTTGTTGCATAAGATGTGCATTTGCTGGTGAATGGTTTTGCCCCATAGCCAACAACAAGCGGAGAATAATGGCCACCCATTGGGGTAGTAGAAGAATCTACGTTACTGCCGTTGGTTATGTTAAAACTATTTAAAATAATGTGATTTCTTGCCCTAATAGCAGAGCTAGAATTTCCGCCTGATCCAGTTCCAATATCTAAAGTGTAAGATGGCGATAGTATATTAATACCTACTCTAGTATTAGCATTATCAGTAATTAGCGTGTAGTACTCTAGATCATATCCATAAGGATCTTCAATAAACCCTATTTTAAGATCTCCACCGGTAGAGCCATCCGAGGTGATATCATAAGTCTGAAGATCCAGATTTCCACCAAGCTGTGGAGATGTATCCTCTACCACATTAGCTAGCAGACTAGTCCCCCAAACTCTACTATCAATCTCATCTGTGCGCAGTTTGCCGTCACTATCTAAAACTACAACACTATCATCTTCTCCGGCACCAATGTTAGGGGCTGTAATAGTTCCTGTCACATCTAAAGAATTAGGAGTGTCGTTGGTTCTGCCAGGACCTAAAACTAATATTCTACCTTGACTAGAATCGCTTCTTAAAACTCTTCCAATATTTTGTACTAGGTCTGTGGCACCTGTTGGTCTGCTATTGGTTAAACCGCCACCACTAGCCACATAGACAGTATCACCCACACTGAAAGATGCTGTATTAATTTGGGTAACTAAACCAAAGCAATGAACATGTCCTTCCGACCCATCTGTTAAATCGTCAGCAAGTATACCTATTGCGGGCATTGTGGAAGAAGAGGCTGCATTAGATGCGGATATTTGTGGTTTACCATTAGCTGAATAATAACCGCTAACATATACTGGACTACCCTTGGAAATGGTGGAGCCTGTATCATTTCTACATTCTACAACTATAGGCCCATCTAAATCTCCAAAATATCTACTAGCATAAGCATATCTAAAATATGAAGTATCTGAACCTAAATCATAAGTCTCATCAACATTTGGCAAAAAATGCCCACCGCTAGTAATTTTTAGTCTAGCCGCAGCCGTAGCATCATCTGCTGTAGAAAATATTAAAGATGTTGAATTATTGCTAGAATTAAATGTTTCTTCAGCCTCAGCGTGTATGCCAGCTGCGATCAGGTTAGATACTGAGCCGTCTCCATCGTTGGAGGCGGCCCAGTTCAATCTACCTAATATATCTCCAGCAATAACATCACTATCAGTATCTTGTAATGTTATTGAACGTCCCATAAATAAAACCTATCAGATCTTATACCAGACACCTGAGTTGAAGACCATATTCACACTCTCATCATCATAATAGAGCGTATGAGTACCACCATCAACGGTGTGTGAATTACCACTATCGCCACTAATAACAACGGTTCCAGTACCACTGTCAATTTTCTTAACAGTAGCAATTTGGCCATTGCTTGGGCTAGCTGGTAAAGTGATCGCAATAGCACTACTTCCGGTAGTAACAAGAGTTACATCTTTACTAACGGTAGTATTAGCACTAACACTTTCAACAGTCTTGTAGTTAGCAGCTGCCGTAGCAACAAGCTGACCACTACCATTTCTAGTAATAGTACTACCGTCAATTTGAACAGTCATAACACCGCTAGTAGCAGCAAGAGATGTATTAGCAGTAGTTCCAGCCATAGCTGCAACAAGATCTGCAATACTATCTTGCTTAGTAGCACTATCATCACTATCAATAAAGACGAAACTATCATTTGCTACACTAACAGTACCAGTAGCAAGCTCATTCAAATCAACACTGACAGTAACAGTATCGCTAGTAACACTAGTACCAATACCAGTACCACCAGTAACAGTAAGAGTATCACTATTCTCGATGGTGCTACTACCACTATCACCAGCAAGCGTAAAGCTCATCTGGGTGTAAACGTCGCTAGGAGCAACTTTCTTTAAACTACCGTCTGTAGCATCTAAAATTAATAATAAGTCATTTGCTTCATCAACAGTAGTGATAAGGGTCTTATCGCTAACAACAGTTGCGTCAACAGCAAAACTAACTTTATTATCGGTAACAGCACTAGTAAGACCACTACCACCCTCGAAGAAGAGAGTAGCACCAAGCTCAAGAGTATCATTACCACTATCACCACTAAAGGAGATTTCGTTAACGAAGTAGGTAGAACCACCATCTTCGCCAGCTGTAAAACTCCATTTATTATCACTTTCGTCCCAGAAGAAACTAACGTTAGTGCTGGAACCTCTTTCAATCTCAATACCACCATCACTACTAGGAGCACCAGTTACCGTAGAATTAAGAAGAATAATATTATCTTCAATAGTAACAGTTTCAGTATTAAGAGTGGTTGTAGTGCCACTAACGGTAAGATTACCAACAACTAATAAATCAGCTGCTGCGGTAAGATTGCCACTAGAGTCAATGGTAAGAGCATCTGGATCACCAACGGAACCAATACCACTACCATTAGGCACAACCACATTTGGTGCAAAAAGCTTATTGTCATCATAATATAAGCCTGTAACAGAATCATATTTTGATGCAGAGCCGTCTGCTCCAAAAAAGACTATAGATTTTTTATTAACATTTGCAGGATCAAAACTCATGTGTTTACCTTTCTAAAGGATTACCAAAAAAACCATCGCTATATAATACACCAAATATTTCCATCAGAAACAAAAGTAACACTTTCATTGAGATAAAACAGCTCTATTGAAGGAACTCCATCTATACTAGGAGCCCTTACTATCAAAGATTTATCGCCTGTTCTGCGTTTTAAAACTATTCTTTTACCTCCGTTATTATCTGCTGGAGGTAAATTTAAGACAATATCATTGTCTTCTGGAAAAGCAAAAATAATTTGATCATTAATAGAAGCATCGTAAGATTCGTATATTTTTTTATAAAGTAAAGAGGAGGCTGTGTGAATAAATCTATTGTCTATAATATCCACATATATGCTATGACAGCACTCATTTGACTCTATATAGTGCTTGGTTTCTATAGGTTGCACTAAGATAGAATTTTGAGAACAATAATTCTGTACATAAACGTGTGTATTTCCGTCTTTACAATTCATTAGCAGATATTTTCCGTACTGGTGGAACTAGCTCTTTGTATTATAGTAATAGTACCATATAATATTCTAGTTACATATTTATCACCACCAGCAGAAAAATCTTCAGGAGATTGTAGGTCAAGGTCGTAATTAGCAGTAGAGAAATTAAAATTCGTTGTTGTAGTTGATGGTATGAGTAATTTTATCTCTCCGGGATTGTCATTTAATCTAAATGTATATTGTGATAAATCAGTATTCTCTGAAGAAAATTCTTGGGTAGTGCCTGTGTTGGTTTTCCATATAACCCTAGCACACCAATTTGTAAGATCTACTGGATTTTTATTGGCGTCTTTATATATGAATACTATCTGATAGGAGCTGCCTTGCTCAATGGTAAAATCATATTTGCTGGCTGGCATATAGGTTTTCCCTTATTGGTTATCATCAACAAAAAAGCCCAGCGGTGACGCCGGGCCCTTTTGCGATGGTTATGAATTTGAGATGTAAATATCTCTATATCAAAGAGTGCCAATTATGACTCTACGATTATCAAGAACCGCAAAGCCCTGCTCGGCCCATCCGTAGAAACCGGCTCTCTTCTGACGATGAAGCGAATCATCCTCGAAGATTTGAACCTGCTCACGAACTGGCATAATAAAGCTATCTCTCTTTCTCAGGTCAAGACCAACAACGATTTCTACGTCGCCGGCAGGAAGGCTACCAAGAAGAACATTCTCATAGAAGTTCTGGTACTCTTGACCTTCTCCCAATTCATCAAGATCATGAAGATTAACGCCAAAGACTCTGTTAAGAGTGCCAGCGCCATCATTAGCAACATAGATTTCTCTACGAGTAACTTCATCAACTTGATCAACTCCCCAGTTGCGAATGTCTTCGACAGCCTCTGGAGATACATAAAGGTCAGTGAGTTGACCTCTATTGGCGGAGGTTGAATTACCGCCACCATTTCTTCTCATGACAGTTTTCATAAGAGAAACAAGTCTCTTAGTAAACTGGCCAGCATCAGCATCGCTGTCGTTGACTCTGATATTTCTATCAACAGCTGCTGCGAGAATGGTATGCCAGCCGTCATCATTCATCTTTTTGACAAATGAAGCTTCGAGAACTTCCATAGCACGGCCAACAACGTCCCAGCGGGCGTCACGAGCATACTTTAATAAGTAGTCGATACTTGCGCCAACATCATAGGTAGGAACCATGATGTAATCGCCTTCGACATGACGCTCTGGAATGTAGCCATGATTAGGAATAGTATAAGCAACGAAATCTTTTTCGGTGCCAGGTGAAAGGAAATCCAATGGAAATTCAGGAGTGGCACTTTGAGCTAATTGAATAGGCTCGAAAATACCATCAAGAATATCACCATTAAGGATACCCTGTCTAAGTGGTTGCTCAAGAGCTTTTGCAAATTCAGCATTAGCAGCAAGAGACTCTTCTTTCTGTAAAGAACCAGATCTTATGAGAAGATCAGTAAGCTCTGGAGTAGGACTAAAAGTATTAGTAGGCATTTATGTTTCTCCCTTTCATCAAGTTATATTTACGTCTACTTTAACATAACCATCGACATCAAGCCCACTCAAGAACTTGCCGACTTTGGTACTATCGGTAGGATCAGTTGTAAATAATCCAGTACCGTCATAATAGGCATCATTTCCAGCAACTGGGCTGTCGCCATCAACTACCATGTTGGTTGTAACTTGGCCTCTACGAAGCAAAGTAACTTTTCTACCAACTTGGACTTCATCACGATGCCAGTTGATATGCTGTCTGGTGAGGTCGTAATTAACAACATCATTCAGCAAAACGCCAGCAGGTACGGTTCCACTAGGAGAAACAGCGGCTGGGTAAGCGACCGCAGCATCTGCATCATCCATAGAGGCTCCAACGCCACTAGTTCCATGAACTACCACACCGCCTCTTTCGCCGGTGGTGTTCATGAAAAATGATATATCTGTGTAAGATTCGATACGATCAGGTTTTAACGCCATTGTCATTCTCCCTTATTAGGTTGTGCTTTGTTAAGTCTATTGTACATGAAGTCTACCAATGCAGCTCTAGTGCTTTCAACTTCGGTTTCTTCTGATTCACTACCAACACTCAGATCAACTTGAGCTTCTGGCTCAGCCGATTCTAATGCTTCTTCAGCTGCTTTCATCTTTTCTTTCTTCATCTCTTCTTCTTTGTCCTGTTTCTTTGCTGAAACAGAAAGAAGATCGGACATAGCAGCAAAAGTTTCATCGTCTAGAGCAGCAAATTTTTCAACAGTTGCATCGGCAACTTCTGACTCAATACCGAGATCAAGGAGCGAAGCCTTTCTTTTCATCATAGCTTCTTTCTTCTTCATCTCTTCTTCTTTATTTTTGTATGCGGCAACAGCTTCTTCAAGCTCTTCTACGCTGGCCTGCATCTTTTTCATTTCTTCTTCTTTCTTCTTCTTTTCCTCGTCAGACATAGCCTGAGCTTCGGATAGCTGAGAAGCAAGAGTTTCGTTTGTGGCTTTCTCTTCGGCTAATGAAGTTTCGAGTTCACTAACACGATCTTTAAGTGAAGAAGCTAAAGTGTAAGCTTCTTTAACTGCATCACCACAACCGCTCATCGCTTCGACTTTATGTTGTAGATCAGCTATCTCTTTTTCTAAATTCATTGTATTTGTCTCCGTGTTCGAGGTACTTTCTTCAGTTACACCAGCTTTTATAAAAGCCGCATTTTTTTCTTCTTCATTTTTCTTGGTTAGAATTATACTATCCGGATTAGCCGGTTTGTCAACATATCCCTTACCAGAAAATGTTATATCCCTTAATACTCTACCAACCTTATAGCCTTCGTGTTCACCGAGCCCTCCATAGGCTCTAAGATGCTTGGTTAAGTAAGAAGTTTCTTCACTTCTTGCAACAACTTTAAACTCTCCAGTTTCGTTGTTGGTTAAGCCATAGTCGAAACCACGGAAGTAACATTCCATGCTCACATATTTTGTTCCGTTTTCAATTTCTTCAATAAGATTACTAGCTCTAGCAGCTAGCTCTGGATTGGAAAAACCACGATATATTACAGCTCCAGTTAATATATGAAATTTATCAGGAAGATTTTCGACAGGAGTAGATTCGTCTATAAGTATTCCATCTTCTGTAATCGGCCAGTTTTCAGTAATATGCCCTATAATGGTGGCCTCATCATGTTCCAGATTTGTTGGCTTATCCTCTGGAGTTTTTCTTGCAGCCCAGACCTCGTTTTTGTCAAAAATATCATCATTCTTGTTCCAAGAGGAAGTAACAAGAATAGATTGAACATAATATAAATCTTTATCATCTGCTGCTGCTATTGTTTTATTGTTAATATTACTCTTATTAATATTTGGTAATTTTGATGGCTCTAGTAAACACGCATAGGATACGCTAGCCTTGCTACTTAAAGCTTCTTCTAGTCCGTCTTGTTTTTCTTGTTCGTATATATTCATGCTTACTCCATATTGAAATTGTTTTATGAAATTATCCTACACCATCGGAAATAAATGAGGATTTTAATATTTTGGATTCTGTATTAGATACGGAGCCAAACTGTTTTTCAAAATTGCATAATTTATTGTATAGGTTTTTAACTTCCTTAGAATCTATTCTATCCATACAGGCAAGAATTTTATCTTCAGTAATATTTTCTAAAATGTTTAGTGATAATAATATTTTTGTTTTGGTTGCTTCTGCTTCTTTATATTCTGTAGAGGACAGGCTTCTCATGTTTTTCTTATTGAAAAATTCAAGAAAGTAAGGATTCATAATTTCATTAATCTTATCTTGAGCAGACATAGCCCAAAGATTGATAGCAGCACCAGTCTGTGGGGCAAATTCTTTTGTTTTTCTTTGTTGAGAATCTTTGCTGTTTTTTGGTCTACCCTCTCCAGAGACACCCGTAGGTTTATTTCCTTGCTGAGTTTTACTCTTGATGGCATCGTTTTTCATATCCATCAAACTCTTATCGCTATCTTTTCTTTCTTCAAGCTCCAAACCAATCTCGCTAGGAGCGGAGAGACCTGTCTGTAAAGCAATCTTCTTGAGATCTTTTTCAAATTCTGGATTATGATAAGGACCAGATTTCTCAACATATCTTTTTGCCTTACGATCTTTATTTTCTTTTTGTATTCTTGATTTCTCCATATCTGGATCAAACCCAAATGCGGTTTGCAATAATTCATCACTAATAATATTTCTATCTGCTAATTGAATAAGCAGTGCTTTTTCAGCTTCCTCATTACTTAAGTCCATTCTGTCAAATTCTATTTTTGCTGGATATCTAAAACCCATAGCTTTTTGAACTATCTCAATTTCTTTTTGCCAAAACTCCATCAACACTCTACGACCATATTGAAGTCTTTGAGTAAGTGTTTTGAGGCTAATAAAATTATTGGTAGTTCCAGCAGCTCCAAAAGTACCGGTAAGAGTAGGGGGAATACCCAATCCAGCATAAACACTATTAAGGTGAGGTTTGTATTTTTCTTCACCTAAAAATTGATGAACACTAGTTTTGCTTTCTATTAGTTCAATATCTGGACCCCAGACCAAATCCATTGTACCGCCGCCAACATTGTTCTGTAGAATAGAGGCTAACTTTGCTGTTGCAGCTTTAGTTGGTGCAATTTTATGCTCAAGATTTCCAAGCTTAAATATTCTAATATTCGATATAGCACCATCCAGAGCAGCTAAGTCAGCAAGCTTGAGTTTTTCTATCACGAATATATCATCCATAATAGAATAAATCATAGGATATGCCCAGATAGCCCAGTCATCTTTTTTGTAATTAAATACCAAAGTTTTTTCCGGATCCAAAACATATGGTTTTCTGGTAGTAGCAGCTTCTCTAATATTGTCTGGTAATTCTGCTACGATTTTTTTCTCATAATCATTTTTAGGATTATTAATAATTTTCCTTAATTGTCCTGGTATAGTAATGGCATAAATTTTTGTGCCAGAGAAAGATGAGAGAGGGCCTCCTACTACATCAACGTTAACAGGGTCAATAAAAGTATATCTCCAAGGAATAACCCTTTTTTCTGTTTTTAGAACATCTTGTGAGATAAGAATATCCGGAGAAGCTACGGATTTGTATAATTTATCTGTAACTTTTAGGCTGATTTTGGCGGTTTGTCGATTTAATACAACATTTCCTGTTCTATACAAATTATTTAAAAATCTTTCACTTCTCTCATAGCCGCTAACCTTGCTAAACCAATTTCTATAAAATCTTTCTATTCTTTTGTTTTTGTGAGATAGTCTGATTCCTTGAGAAGCAAAATCACCCATTAAATCTATTACATTTTTAACCAAGCCAACTCTGTGATATACAGAACTAGCAGACCTGAGTATATGCTTAAACTTTTCTGGTACTGCTTCATCTGGGCGAAAAACATCATAATCTTTTCTGGTTAATCCTGGGCGACCAGATACCCCCGTATCGAGATTAGAAAAATCAGTTCTATATCTAGAATGACCCGCTGTTTTTTGTATTCCGCTAAATTCTTCCAGAGATTTTGAAGCTTCTGTTAATGCTGTCTCTTTACTGCTTAGATCTTCACCCCAGGTTAAATAAGCTAATTCCTCGCCATCTATGGCATTTTGTATAACGTCACTTTTTGGATATTTTTTACTCATAATTGTATTATAATGGTATTGCATTGGTAATGCAAGTTATTACACCAATTATGTATTTAGGTACTGCCTATTTTCATACCAATGTCTAGAAGGTTGGCAAAAGCTCAGATATTTAATGTTTTTCTTATTTGCCCACCACAGCATAGATATTTCTTCCATTATATAGGCTATATTTCTTCGTGGGTCTGGCGCATTGGGGTATTGAAAGTCTGGGCCAAATGTATCCAATACTTTGTCTATTACAGAACGCATGTAATCTATTAATTCTTGCATTAATTCTTTATTGCATATTATTTGATTGGCATAAGGACATTTGGTGGTTTCGTCGTATTCTAGACCTGTGATTTTATTAATATTCTCTTGAACAAAATCTGAATTTTTGTAAAGATTTCTAAAGTGTTTTTGAAAATTTTTGTGCCACATATCTTGCTTAAGACCAGCGGTATTGCCGGCACAAATGGAAGTACAATACACTAGATTATGGCTTTTGTGTAAAATATCAAAATCAATATAATTATTAAGTTGGTCTATTTTAAAAGGGTTATATTTTTCGTTAAAAGAGGCCGTTAAGCAACCCCACACCTGTTTATTGTCGTCAAAAATATCATCCGCAAGAAAAATTCTCGATTCACCTATGGTGTTATGAGACCAGTGCGAATTTTTGTATTGTAGATTATTTAAATTATAGTGTTGAATATATTTTCTTTGTTGGTAATTATTCTTTGTCTGATCTGTATGTCCACATAAAGCTATATCTACTGTGTTAAGAACTTTTTTATAGAATAGTGTTTTTCTCAAAGCTGGTTTTGAGTCTCCTATGAAATGCACAATATTAGCGTCGATAAAAGATATATCAAAATTATAATAGTTATCTGGTAGAACTGTATAATTGAATTTTCTGTAGTCTGATGCTAGATTAAAGACATTCAACTTTTCTAGAACTAAATTAAAGACGCCTTGATCCCACCATTTTACACAATAAGCAATATTTTTTTCTAATATTTGAGTTGTGTAGTATGCCCATTTATTAATAATATTCCTGTCAATAGATCTAGTAAAATCGAAACCAAGGACTCCGGTGTTACAGTGTATGTCTGGATATTTTATTTTATGCTTGTATGGAATTTTGAATATCGTGTCTAAAATGGGATCATTAATATAGTTATTGTAGCCAAACTTTTTGGTATCAACACCAAGCTCTTTGATAATTAGCGGTTTATTTTTAATTGCGTCAAATAATTCTTTTAAGTTGCGAAGTAGTATAATATCAACATCTAAATACAAAATTTGTTTAACGTTGAATTTTCTTCTATTTTTATATATGTATTGGATGGCGTACGGTTTTAGAAACTGGAACGCTTGAGAATTGCTGGATAAATCGCTTGGAATGGTAGAATTTAAATCTACGGTATAAATTTTATTATTATAGTTTTTTACTGTATCTTTTATTTTTAGGTTATTTGGTTTAACTACAATTATAGTAGCATCACATAATGCGCATATAGATCTGATCGAATTAATAAAATAATTCATGTACGAATTATTTCCATTAAAAATAATAACAATAGCAGAATCAGATTGTATGTTTTCTCTTTTAGATAAAAGTAAGTCAGTTATGCAATACTTATTCATCTATATAACCCCAAGAAAGGATCGTCTCCATTAACTGAACTAGTAAACCAGTCTGGGCCTTTATACATATCACCCTCTTGTTTTTTTAGTGTTCTAAGATTGCCTCCAATCATATTGTAATCTAAGTCTGGTAAAGCCCTGTTTATTTGTCTGGCAATCATATTTGCAATTAATAGCGAGCTATATCTATCTTTTCTTAATCGTCCCTTTTTACCTTCTGGTAATTTTACCTCAGGAGTATCCCATCTGTCTCTAGCGTTTTGCCCAGTACTAGTTTGTGTCATTACTATAGTAGTTAATTCATTTTTAAGTTCCTCTATTTCCATGATGCAATCACTTAAATTGTCGTAAAGATTTTCAGACATGTCCGCT